AATATGAAAAATCTTCTTAAAGGACTTCATCGCTTCTTCTTTACTAATTTTAGTAAGAGTAGAAAACTTGTGCCCCACAAGAGTCTCTGTCTCTTCGCCATCCCTATAAATACGAATAAGGGCAGCAGGGTCTTCTTCAGTTGCTGTAATTGAAAAACTACTTCCAGGAATTCCTAGAACTCCTTCTCTCATAGTGTGTTCAATTCTTCCTTTGGCAGTACCACCAGAAGAATTCCATTTTACGTAGTCGCCAGTCTTAAAATTAACTGCTTTGTTCATCATCAACTCTGCCTTCTAGCAACGCTAAAGCTTGAGCGGCAGTAAGAGGCGCTTCTTGTTCTTCTTGTGGAGGCTCTACTGGAGCTGCGGGAGCCCAAGCTTCAGCATCAAATAACTTGGTGTCGCCTGGCTCTTTGTATGCTGACCCAAGTAGGTCTGGGTAGTTATGAAGGCAAAGATTTACCATTCGTCCCCATGAGCCACAAATTTTTCTGACTGTTGAGGGATGATAAGGACCATCATTTGCTTTTGTATACTCTACGATATTTAGAATACGACCTTTTCCTGCGAAATAATTACTCATTTCTTTTAACAGGGTTACTTTTCTCATACTTGTTCTCCTTCACTAGGTCTTCCTCCAGTAGAAGGAATAGCTGCTGAACCAGCAATATTTGCTGGTACTCTTATAGTATCTGCCCCTTCCAGAGGCCCATAACCTAGATTATCTCTGGCTTCGTTCGGAGTAAGAATTCCGCCGTTTACTAGAGATTGATAGTAAGCTCCTTGGTCGCTCAGTTCTGGCTGCAGAGCTGGAATATTTGTCACATCCTCGCTTATCTCGTAGCCAAAATAGCGTTCAAAAGCAAAATTTATTTTTCTAATAATAGGAATAATAGTCTCTAGATAATAGAGCCTGTGATTAGGTCTAATATTTGCATTATTACCGCTATCTAGAAGAATAGGTGGAATACCCAATACTTTTAGTATCTGCTTCTCGGCAGAGGTGATTGATTCTTCGAATGCCATCTCACGGAAATTAACATCAGTAATTGTGTCTATTTCCATACCACCATCAAGAACAACGGGTCTACGCCCTCCTGCATTGGGGCGATAACGAGTCATCCATGATTGTATCATGCGTTCTTTAATCTTTTCACTAAGAGTATTGGGACTCTTAATAACTAGGCCTGGAACAGCTCCATTGATAAAGAAATTATCCTGGAACTGTCTCATGTTTGCTAGAAGGCCCATAGTTCTGCGGGCGGGACGTAGGCGGGATGTACCTCTGTAAATTGAATAAAAGCTGTTTTCTTTTACATGTATTATTTCGTCCGGACTAAATGTCTTGTCTGCTTGAAATTTATACTGCTTAATATAGGTACGTGTATCTGGTTCGATTGTAACAAAGTTTGCTGGAAGATGGTACAATCCCGCCCCGTCAAAATAGATAAAGATATTGCCGTCTAGTATTAGGTCAATTATGAGATTACGGCGAAAAGACGACATGTCTTGGTAGGGATTAGGCTCCTTATTCAGTATTCTTTCAACTGTTTTGGCGCGTATACCCCGTACCACTGGCGTAAGCCCCGGGATTGAGTCTCCCACTGCTAGTGGAATCTCACTTACATCATCTACAATCATATTTACGCCTCTATTCACAACTTCTAGTTGCTCATAGTAAGACGTATAGCTTGTAATGATTTCTTTGGATCCGAGTTCTCCAGCCCCGTAAATATCTACGATATCTTGTTGCGCTGGATTTAGCTTCTCTACGGGAGCGTTATCTCTAGTCCAAAATTTCCAGTTTGCCATGTTTCTCTTTCATTCGCTGTACCCAGCGAGCTTGTTTTTTAGCTGTCCCCAGTCCCGGATTCTTGCCGTATACAGCGTGGAGACGCTGATGATGCTCTTTACAAAGCGTTGCAGCCTCTTCGTACAGCTCAGACTTATGTTCTTCTATAAACTTTTGACGCCACAGTATTGCGTCGTCTAAGTCTTTGAAAACTAAGTCTCGTTCCTCAACCCACTTATTAATTAGTATACTAAGCGTGTTGAAGTGATGAAAATGAACTTCCTCATCATTCCCACAAATTTCACAGGACGTACCTCGCTGATAAGCAGACTTAGCTCCATCCCGTACAATTTTTATGAAATATCTTGGTAAGTTTTCGTCTTTTGCCATAATTCTATCGACAAGTTTATCGCGCTATCACCTAAATGTCAACTATTATTTTTTTGCAGGTCTATGCAGGTGGCGTGGGCCAGACTAAAGAGTCTGGGTCATCGCAAGTTGGGGGAACTGTTGACGGAAAATCTCTTAGTTGTTGCCTATACGCGGCCCATTCTGCTTTCTTCTCCGCAGTCATTGGTACATCGTCTAACTGAGTCCAGTCAGATGCATCTAATTTTTGCAGGCGTATAAATCGAACTTTATACATTACTACATCGGGAAGTAGTATCCAAGTTTCAGTATTTGGGTCAAAAGTATAATACTCTACATTAGTAGGTATCTCCCCCATAGTACTCCAGGCCCCATTCTTCCACCAATGAGTAGTCATAAATTGACCCGCATCTATAAATCCTATCTCCTCATGTTCGGATAAGTAAATATACTTTATAGTCATATCGTAAAAAGAGCTACCATCAGCTGGCATATCTGATGGTACATCACTTATGTGATTTATAAGTCCAGAAGGTTTAATATAAGCTAAATGAGACACCATTACCATTTTTAATTCCTCGCCAGTATAAGTAAGCTTGATTGACTAGAATGAGTTATTGTAATAGGATTTCCAAGAGGATCAGGATAATATCTTTCAAAAATTACTGAAATTGTATTACTTGTATAATTGAAGTTAGCCACTCCCATTGTATTTCCAGAGCTTCCCGTTACATAAGACATAGCTCCAAAGCCATAGTATATTCCAGTTAAACTACCTGTATATATAGTAGTACCGGATGCAGTTCCTATATTCGCTACACTTAATAATCTTAGTCCTCTAGTATACTTAGAAGTATATGTTATAACGCCTGAACTATTATAAACTTCTATACCGTAATTTCCAGTATCGTTAGTAGTAGTCTGAGTCATTTTTCGTAGTCTAATATAATCTACTGTAACCCCTGAATTATTTAAGAAACTTCCACTAGTTCCTTCTGTTAAGTTGCCTCTTACAGGTCCAGTAGTACTACGGCGTAGACATAATATTTCATTTTCTGTGTTTAATCCTGTTAAAGTTGCGGCGCTATTAATAGTACCGATATCTATAACAGATAGGCCTTCCTGGGCTGTAGTCCCAAATTGAAATTGATCATTATTATTAAATACTTCTACTCCATACGGCATTTTAGTACCTTATTCCCCACCATCGAACTACTTTTGTTACATTAGGAGAAAATGCTCTATATTCTATAGTAAAAGTATCATTACTCCTATTAAATATTAAAGCCTCTAGGGTACCAAATCCCCCACCACCACCTTGTGCAGTAGTCCAAAAATTATACTCTGCTGTATTAGAAGCACTAAGCCCTGGAAAATTAATAGAGCTTGATATTACTGTATATATCCCACCACTACCAGTAGTAGGACTGGTAAGAGTAGTAACTCCTGATACTATTATACTCGCAGTTCTAGTAGTCTGACCTAATATGAGTTCCCCCGAAGAATTATAAATCTCAACTCCGTATGGCATATGGTCCCCTAAAAAGTAATATTAGCAGTTTCAAAACTATACACTGCATAGCGCAAAGCATCAGCCATGTGGCTATACTCATTGTGTACTGGTCTTTCATTCAGCAAATTAGGGTTTGGGTCCCATGCATACTGGTCAAGAGACGCCAACACCCTCTTACATCGCTGGTCCACTATAAGTCTGTCGTTGTCCACGAGTGCTCCCACTGCCGCTATACCATCATTTACCGACTTTTTAGCGTTAGTAGTCGTTATATCGTAACTCTGAGCAAGGTCAAAGCGTGTCTGAGCCGCCGCCGCATCAATAAATATGAAGTCGATTCCGTAAGTATCTACCAGTTCTCGTATACGTTCCGCGTGTGCTTCCGTCGTTTTAGCCGCCTCATAGTATTCTGCCACTACGTAGAACTTATC